TGCAAAGGATTACAGGTACTCGGAAATTGATGAGGCATATCGAATCAGAATCTTTGAGATAGAACGAGATGACGATGTAATAGATGCCATCAATGGTAGAGTAATAGAGTGCAGAAATTATATAAACAATTTAATTAAATAAACAGATATGAGTGAATTACATTTAACAGGTACAATCAAAATGATTGGGGACACACAGGAGTTCGATAGCGGATTTAAAAAAAGGGAGTTCGTTGTAACTACTAAAGAGGAATATCCGCAGCACGTTAAGATGGAATTTTTCCGGGATAAGTGCGACATTCTAAACAAGTATAAAATAGGAGATACAGTTACCGTTTGGTTCAATATAGGAGGTCGAGAATGGGAGGATAAATACTTTGTCAATCTCAATGCTTGGAGGATTGCAATGACATCGGATAAGAACTTTGAGGGAATCAAGCAGGAGAATCCTAACCAAATAAATGGAGAGATGGCAGAGGATTTTAATGAGAATCAACAGAGCATTGTTAACGATGAATCGGATGGGTTGCCTTTCTGATGAGGGATTTATTCATTGACATAAGCAAAGTAAATGAATTGGTGGGGGCGGTTGGTTCTGCTCCTGCCAATGATATTAATGCGTTGCTTGATGTACAGATGCAATTGAGTGTATATGGTTACTACATTGCCGAACATCTCGGAGAGCTTTATGAGTTGTATTGCATCCGGGAGGTTGAAAGAAAGCAAGAGTATGGTCAGTACATGAGCGAAACAACAGAGGCAATTGGGAAAGCAAGAGAGATGTTTTACGTTGATTCAGATGCCTTTGAAAAAGAGAAACAATCAGAGGTCAACTACAAGCGGATTAAATTACTGCTTGACCAAGTGAATCAGACATTGCAGGTGCTATCTGTTAAAATCAGTTGCCTTAAAAAGGAGTTGGAGGGGAGTAAGAAGCTATGAAACATTGCATCGATTTTCAATATGATTTAAAACTTGGCAACAAGGGAGAGAATATGATTGCAAAGGTGCTGATGTTGGAGGGGAGCAAGATAGAAGTTAAGACAGATTTCCATGCCATAAAAGGCAATGCAACAGGTAATGTATTTATTGAGTATGAGAGTAGAGGAAAGCTCTCCGGGATATCCACAAGCAGAGCCGATTGGTGGTGCTTTATCCTAAGCAACGAGCAAGTAATATTAATCCATGCAGACAAGTTAAAAGCATTGTGCAAACGTAAAGGATTAAAGCGAGTAAATGGAGGAGATAATAACACAAGCAGAGGCATATTGTTACCAATTAAATTATTATTAACCGATTGAAATAAATATCTTTGTAAAGAGGTTCTGCCCTGTACAAGCAGGTAAAAGGTTGTTATTGTGTTCCTTCCCTCTTTCCTTTTTTAATAAAAACACAATACATAAAAACACAATGATGAACAGTTATGACTTGAGCCGGGCATTTTGGGATTGGGCATTTGATAACCCGGAGAAGATTAGCCCTAACCATGCAGCAATTTACTTTTTTGCCGTTGAACATTGCAACCGATTAGGATGGAAAAAGAAATTCGGATTCCCATCACAGATGACAATGGATGCGGTGGGTATAAAAAAGCACACAACTTATATAAGGTACTTTAATGATTTAGTTGAGTTTGGGTTCTTTGAACTCATCGAAAAGAGCAAGAATCAATACTCATCTAACATCATTTGCTTAACCAATGCTTTGCCAAAAAAGGGAAAAGCAATGGACAAAGCAATATCAAAGCATGGGGTGAGGCATGGGGAAAAGCAAAAGGAGTATAATAAAACAAGTAACATAGAACTTAATAACAGTAGAACTACTCCAACGATTGAAATGGTAAGAGAATATTTTGATACGAGGGGATACGTTGAGGAGTTTGCGGATAAATTCTATCACTATTATAACTCTCTTGATTGGTTAAATACTAAAGGCAAGGACATCAGAGCTATATGGCGAAATTCAGCAGAGCAATGGTTTGGATATAAAAACGCAATACCCTACAAGAAAGAGGAGGAGATGGATGCCTACGAGAAACAGGAGGCACATATGAAGAAACTGCGAGAGGAGGCACGACGATGGGGATAGTAAAGTTGCAGGATATCCGGGATGAGGTGATTCAGTTATACAAAGATGGAGGAGGTAAGGTTTACTATTGCGGATTTAAGAAACTTGCTCCGCATTACAACATAAAAGAGGGCAGTTGTACGGATTGGACAGGGTATCCCGGTAGTGGTAAAACGGAGTTGTTATTTGAGCTGCTTAAAAACTGCTCGGAGTATTACGACCATAAGCATCTGATTTATATGCCCGATGCCGGGAGCAATGCGGAAGTAATTGCCAAGCTCCTGCACAAGTTTAGCGGTAAACAATTCCACGAGCATTACTACGATGCGCAGGGGCAGAGGCAAGAGATAGAGAATAGGATTACATTGCAGGAGGTTGATAGGTATATTCTTGATGTGCTTAATTACTTTCATATCTACAATCCCAAGCAATCCAACAGGTCAAAGCAGGTAACTCCTACCGAGTTTTGGGAGTATGCCGTTGCCAATAAAAACAAATTAAATTTATTTAGTGCGGTTATTGACAGTTGGAACTATATGAGGCATGACACAGATGGATTCAGCAGGGAGGATAAATGGTTGGAGGCAACGTTATCCAATCGGAATGAATTGGCAGAATCCTCCGGGTTGCACTTTCATACAATCATCCATCCAAAGACTGCCAAAAAGGACAAGGAGGGGAGGGTAGTAATGCCCGATATGCACCAACTCAAAGGAGGGAGTGAATGGGGTAACAATGCCAAGAGTGTTATCATTGTGCATCGGGATTTCGATAGCCATACAACGGATGTAAAAGTGGATAAAGCAAAGCCCAATATTGTAGGTGTGCGAGGTACTACCTGTTTATCATACGACATAAAGCAAGGTAAATACTTTGAGATACTAAGGGGAGGCGATAAAAAGTATGCAGCTCCTCTCGGAGAGGGGGAGGAAATAGAGAGACAGACAGAAATGGAAGTAATGAACAATGAAGTGTTAAAAGAATTTAGGGGAGAACAGGATTGCCCTTTTTAGATAATAGTTAAATTGAATCAAATGGAGTTAAAAAAGTTTATAGAAATGTTGAATGAGTTTGCAGAAGTATTACCCAATAAATTAAATACAAAGATTAAAATTGGCAATACATTTGGGGAGGGTAATCTAACGTTTGGGGAAGTTTTTTACAGGTATGATAATGAACATTTATGTATTATAAATTCGTATTATCATTACCAATTAAAATACGATAAAAACAAGAAAGAGGAACATGAGATATTTTTGGAAAGAGAAAGGATTGAAGATTTTGTAAAAGAAAATAGCATTAAAGATTATGCCATTTGGAGAGTACAGAATGGTAAACCGGAATTAGAATATTGCACAGGTTATAATTAAAAATTATGGAACAAACAAAAACAGAGATAAGGTTACTATTCCCTTTCGCATTGGATAGCATTTTTAGAATCAATGGCAAGGTGTACGAGATACTTGACCGGGTGGATGGTTGGAACGTTAACGAACAACGAGAATCGTTTAAATACAAAATGCGTAAATTTGGCGATGAGGGTAATTGGTTTGAGGTATCACACGAAAGATTGATTGCAAAGGATTATGAGGTTGTTCACAGGGCATTGTTTATGAAACACAGGAGCAAATGGCTGAGTTAAAACTAATTGAAATCCGGGTAAAGCTAATGGCATTGGCTGAAAGGATAAAAGCAAAGGGTAATCATTCTGATGAATTGCAGACCGTATTGGAGGCGAATCTTGCTCTCCGCACATTGGAGAAAGAGTATAACAAAGCGGTGGCACAAGCTCACAGAAAGCAGGTGCAATGGGCAGAGTTATCTATGCAAAATAGTCAACTTAAAAAGCAAGTAAAAGCATTGACAGAGAATGTCGAGTTATGAGGATGCAATTACAGAGGTTTACAGATTGCTTGAGGACTTGAGCAAGAAGATTACACGTAACAGAAACGAGGCAGATGAGTTATTGCAGGAGGTTATTATTCAGATACTTGAAAAGGACAAAGAACAAATAATGTCGATATACAGAGAGAATAAGTTGATTGATTACTGCGCAAAGATTATGCTGATTAATTACAACAGTAGTTATTCCCGATACAATTACCAACGATTAAAGCACCGGAACAATTGTCCTCATTCGATTGATTACGAGAATTTCATTGAGCTTTATCACTTTACCAATGACATTAATGGGAGGTATAACCGGGATGAGTACGTTGAACAGAGGAGGGTTATCCAATTTATGCAGGGCAGCAATGACTTTGATGCTATTGATGTGGGCTTAATAAGGGCATACTTTGGAGTGCAGTACAATTTCAAGGAGATGTATAACGAGTTAAAAGAGCAGGGTGCAGGTTCTTTCTCTTACGGATGGTTGCACAACAGATTAAAGAGGGTAAAGAGTTTGATGCCCGAAAACTTTAGGGAGTTATGGAGGAGTTAAAGGCATTGATGTTCTGCGCAACAGTTCCATTTTTGGTAACTGATTATCTGCCCGATTTCATCAAGAGGGTTACTGCGCACAAGTATCTGTACTACATCGGAGCAATCCTGTTAACTGCGCTATCTTATAAGCCGTTGAGCTGCCCGGTGTGTTTATCCATTTGGATAGCCATTATTATCACATTGACAATAAACGAAAATTTTATATTATACATTGGATGCGCTCCCATTTGCGTTGAGGCAATAGAGAGGCATTTGAAACTGTTTAAACTATGAGTTATTATACAGACCTTAAACAATACGATGACATCCTGTTTATGTATCACAGGACACAAAGCATCAGCAGAAACAAAGGAGAGGAGGTACGGCAATTGCTTAACCTATACGAATCCGAGACAGGCAACAAGGTGGACAGAGGATGTAATGTATGTGTCGCAAGAGCATTGAGCCGAATCACTAAAAATTACTTTCAACTCAAGGAGCAATATGCCAAAAGACGAAAGGGAAAGGAATGATTAATTTGAACGAACAGGAGAGGAGAGAGGAGGATGTTTGGAAACTACCCAATAACGAGGGGTTGATTGTTTCAAGCGATGGGAAAGTTTATGCTTACATTAAAACCAACACATACGTCAATGTTGCAGAGATTAACGGAGTAGGTTTAAACGATGAGGCACAGGATACTATCAGAAAGGTCAGAGATGCAGGGCATAACTTTTGGATTGACCCATCGAGTATATCGTTGGATTTCATTTGTTGGTATTATATCGAAGATGCTGACAACTTTTTTATGAATTGAATGAGTAAAGAGCTGACAATAAAAGAGAGGAAATTTGCCGAGTTGGTTGTTGAGTTAGGCAATCAATCGGAGGCGTATAGACAAGCATTCAAGCCAAAGAATAGTGATAAAAGTTGGATAAGAACAGAGGCAACAAAACTGATGCAAAAACCAAACATAACCCAAACGGTGAACCAACTCAAGAAACAGACTGCGCAGCAACACAGTATTAACCGGGAATGGATTGTGCAAAAGTACATCGGGATGGTTGAAACATTTGAGGAGATTAAAGCTCTGATGAAAAAAGAGAAACTAACCAAGACAGATAAAGAGAAGATATACGCAATGAGTAATAGTGGATTGCTCAAAGGTAGTGATGCAAAGGGAGCATTAGATTCATTGGCAAAGATGTTAGGAATGAATGAGCCGGAGAAGATAAAGCAAGAGCAGAAAATAACTATCGAAGTAAAGCGCAACAGAGATGAGGAATGAGCCACAAGAACATGACCCATTGTTGATTCTGCTGATTATATTAGCGGTTGGCACGTTGGCGGTATTATATCATTTGCTGATTACATGAAAGTAACTCCGATATTTGAAAAGAACTACGATGCAACCGAGAAGATTGTTATCAATAGAGGGGGTACAAGGTCAAGCAAAACCTATTCATTGGCGCAGCTCTCCGCATTGTGGCTAATGACAGGATGCTATGGCGATGGGCAGTATTGCCATGCAGGTACTTGGAGTACAGTTCGCAAGTATCGGACAACGTTGGATAATACAGTTGTAAAGGACTTTGAGGAGATAATGCACAACGAGGGATTCTACGAGCAAGTAGAACACAACAAGACTAAGAAAACGTACAAATATGAGAATCGGATTGTGCAGTTTATGGGAGCAGACGATGAGCAGAAGTTGAGAGGGAACAAACAGGATATATTGTACTGCAATGAGGCAAACGAATTGAACTACAAAAAGGAGTTCTTCCAACTGCTGATAAGAACAGAGAAGAAGATATTTTTAGACTTTAACCCGGATGATGAGGATGTGTGGATTAATACGGAGTTAGAGCAAAAGAGAAAGCAACAGGAGAAAGATGTTGCCGTTATAGTTAGTAATTATAAACACAACACATATTTACCAAGCTCGTTAGTAAAGGAGATTGAACTATTAGAGCATACGGATAAATCCTTTTGGACTATTTACGGACTTGGCGAGTATGGTAAAATTGAGGGATTAGTATATGAAAAAGGTTATGAGTTATGTGATAGCATCGATAGTAGGATTGGTATTGTTGCCGTTGGTATTGATTTTGGTTATAGCAGTAGCCCTGCAAGTGTTGTTGAAGTATATCGTGATGGGAGTAAGCTATATTTTAGAGAAGTGCTTTACCGGGTTGGCATCAACAATAGAGAATTATATCAACAGATTAAGCAACAAGGTATAGACCTGCGCACAAAGTTTATTGCCGATTCTGCCGAGCCAAAGAGTATAGATGAATTGTACAGTATGGGGATGAATATACACCCGGCAAAAAAGGGCAAGGATTCAGTAAACAATGGCATCGACATTTTAAAGCGGTTTGATTTTGTAGTGCAAAAGGATTCGACCAATCTCATCAAGGAGCTTAAATCCTACAAGTGGGAGATTGACAAGAATGGCAAGGCAACAGGTAAACCAATAAAGATGTTCGACCATTGTATGGATGCTATTCGCTACGTGGCATTAAATGAATTGGCAGAAAGCAACAGAGGGGTTTACAAGTTGAGATAAAATACTATCTTTGTGATGTCTATTACGATGCCGGTTCTCGGTATCCTTCTGATAGGTTTTTGTTTTGTTACAATTAAGGGGGTGCATTCGCATCCCTTTTTTTTATGCTTGACACATTATAAAAAAATTATATTGTATAGTGTATGGAGTTGAAAATTAAAATACCCAAGAATTGGGATAGCATTACAGTAGGTAGGTTTGCCGAGCTTTACCCGGTATTGACATCGGATGGCAAGTTAGTTGAGCGAGTACCTGCATTGATTTCGGTATTGTCGGGAATCCCCTTAGATGACATTAAGAAAATAAGCATCGGAGATTACAAGCGGATTGCAAAGCACTTGGAGTTCTTAAATGATTTCAATGGATTGAGAGAGATGCCCGATACATTTAAAATAGATGGGCAGAGGTATCACATCAATACCAACATCAACAAGATGACAGGTGCGCAGTATATGGATTTAATGCACTTTTTAAAGGAGTGTAATAACAATGATTTCCTCATTATTCAGAATCTGCATAAAATACTCTCCTGTGTTATTGTACCCGATGAGCGCAAGGCATTCGGTTGGAAGAAAGGCAAGTATAACGGAGAGAGGCATCAAGAGATAAGCGAGGCAATCAGAGACAAGATGAGCATCAAATATGCCTATCCGATTGCGCTTTTTTTTTGGACAATCTCTCACGAGTTAATAGCAACTATCAAAGATTATGGCAGCAGCCAACTCGCAAAAGCGCAGGAAATTCTAAAGCAGGTGGAGGAGGACTTGAGGCATGGGGATGGTATGTAACATTGGACAACCTTTCGAATGGATGCCCGGAGAAATGGGAATACTATTACGACATGAAGTTAATAGAGTTTCTCAATCTGTTGCTTTACTACAAGGACAAGGAGGAGTATTACGAGAAACTACGGCAGTTGAACGATTTCAAAGCGAGGCGATAGATGGCAGAGAATAAGTATCCATTAACAACTGATAGACTGCAAACGTGGTTAAATGTGCGTATCCGCAGGATGCAAAGGAATTTAGCTGCTGATAAGAGCAACAATTCGGGAGCATTGCGCCAATCGTTAGGCAAGAATTACGACAAGAGCATTAAACAAAGGGGGGGTTTTATCATTGGCACAATACAAGCGGAGGATTATTGGTACTATGTTGACCAAGGTAGAAAGCCGGGCAAGTTTCCTCCTTATACAAATGAGAGAGAGGGCATCTTGCATTGGGTATTGACTAAGATACCAAAGCAGCCGGATATAAAAGACACATCATTGGCATTCTTAATTGCTCGAAAGATAGCCAAGAAAGGTACAAAGGGTACAAAGTTTGCCTCCTCTGTATTGACCGATAAAGACTTAAAAGAATTATATAAATCCTTAGCTGAGAAGTTGGCAGAGGATGTTGCAAATCAAATGTTTGAATAATGGCAATAACGATAGTAAATACTCCTGCTGATTATGTACCTGTAAACAATAACGTAATATGGACAGGGACAAGCACCAACGTAGCACAACCACAGTTTAAATATTTGGTTGACATTGTGATTGGAGCAACAACCGTTTACAGATACAAGATAAAGGCAGAGCCGGGAGGAGTTGGCTTATTGGTTGTTGATGTATCTCGTACATTGAGAAACTACCTATCTAAAGACCTATATCCATTGACCGACACCAACGGAATCCGCAGAGCATCTAATAGTTACCTTGAGTATGATATACAGATTGGCGAGGAGTATGAAACTGCTCCGGGTGTTATATTCCAAGACCCCAATCTTGCCAATGCAACTCACTATGTATTTAACGCAGCTTTATCTTACGTTGATTTTGTTGACTATCTACCGAGTACATATCTTGACACAAAGTTTTTAACCAATGCTCCGAGATTACAAAATACATTCCTTGAGGGGTGGGGTGCATTGCATCTGATGTTGGACACAGGTACAACACTAACAGACCTAACTATTGCAACGTATCTCAACGGCATTATCCAAAATGTTTACAACGTACCCAACACATCAAGCTCACAGATATTCATGTTAGCAGCAGGAGTTGATGCGATAAATGCAATTGACCCGGCAAGATTCTCAATCCCTCCTGTACAACCGATTATTAACAATACGATTGACGAGTATCGGGTAACGGCTAACACATCAGCAGGGGGTGCAGAAACATTTACTTTCAAGATAAAGGAGACTTGTTACGACAATGTTCGGGTGCATTGGCTTAATCGTTTAGGAGCTTACGATTGGTTTGATTTTGAACTATCGGCAAAGGATAGCTACTCGGTACAGAGGCAAACGATGAAACAAATACCCGATGTCGTTAGCTCGTTAGGAGCAGTTAGTTACTCTAAACAAGATAGGCAAACTCTTGACTATTGGGTAAAGGAGAAACGCACAACTGCGCTCACATCGAATTGGATAAGCGGAGAGCAATCGGAGTGGCTTAAAGATATGTTAAGCAGCCAAGATATATACCTTGAAATAGGAGGAGAGTTGATTGCGGTTAACATAGACACAACGAATTACGATGTCAAGTATGAGGATAGGGATGAGTTGTTTTTACTTGAGGTATCCTTTACTTATGCAATTGATTCAGATAGGCAACAATTCTAATGGATAGACAGGAGTTATATATCGACAACCAATTAGTTGAGCTTACGCAGGATGTTGCGGTTGCTTTAAACTTTGCTATCTCGGATATTGCAGAGCCGGAGAAAGTGAAAGCGGATTATTCCAAGACCATCAAGCTGCCGGGAAGTGAAACAATCAACAAGATATTTTCTCACATCTATAATGTGAATATAGACCTTGAGCATTCCTCTGCCACGTTTAATCCTAATATCCGGGTTGAGGCAAGGTACAGTATAAACTCGGTTGAGTTGATTGATGGATTTATTCAGCTCAAGAAAATCAACATAACAGATGGCTGCATAACTTATGATGTGAACCTGTTTGGTAGAAACGCAAATCTGTTCAATGACATCGGAGAGAAGTTGATGACCGAGTTGGACATCAGCGAGTTCGACCACGATTGGACAAGGCAGAACGAGGAGGATAGTTGGGCAACACAGATTATACAGGGCGGTGTACCTGTTCCCTTTGCTTTGGGTAATGGGTATGTATATCCGATGATAGATTACGGATACGATGAGACAGAGGACGAGTGGAGCGTTGAGAATTTCCTACCTGCCGTATATGCCAAAACGTATATGGACAAAATATTTGAGGATGCAGGATATTCGTATAACTCTACATTCTTAAACTCAACGTATTTTAAGAGCTTGATTATTCCTGCGAGTAGGAATCTAAAACTCACAAGCCAACAGATTGAGGATAGGAAGTGCATCATAAATACTGCCCTACTCCAAACAGTCAACAGAACTAATGAGGGTATCGGTGCAAATTATACAATCAGTTTTGATAACGCAGTACAGGATAATCTTGGTCAATCGGGGATTCCTCCTGCATCGACAACGATAACTATAAATCAAGCAGGAATATACAATCTAATCGGAGAGGCGAATTATAATGCGGTATTTGATTCGTCTGTTGCTGCTCCCGGTATCTCTGTCAATTCATTGGTGCGAATGAGAGCCAATTTGCAGCTCGTTGTAAATGGAGGAGTAACCAATGTCAATACGTTGGAAATGACTGCAACCAATCCATTTACCAATACTTATACTACTGCAATCAATCCTACTCCTCCCGATGCTGATTATAATCCGGGTACATTCAATCCTGCATCTGTTAGCATTGTGAATCGTAGCGGTATATTTCTAAATGCAGGAGATGTTGTTACGTTGCAGGTTCAATATTCATTGCTTAGGATTGGCGCAATTGTTCCTCCTCCTTATACTATATCACAATTATTTGAGGATGCAACAACTCCGGGAACATACTACACAGGGCAGATTGATTTGAATATCAGAGCAGCAGACTTGAGAGTTATCCCGGTTGGTTCAAACTTGGTTGAGGGCAATAGTATTGATATGAATGGGATGATACCCGAAAAGATAAAGCAGAAAGAATTTGTCAAAGGGATAATCAATATGCACAACTTGTATATCCAACCCGATAGAGAGAATCCTAAACTATTAGACATTGAGCCAAGAGATAACTTTTATACAACGGACACAGTTGATTGGAGTAGCAAGTTGGATACAAGCAATGAGATACAAGTAGAGCCGTTGGGTGCATTGAAGTTTAGAGATTTTGAGTTTAGTTATAAATCAGATAAAGACTATTACAACGAGCTTTATGAGGATACTTGGGAGGAAGTTTACGGCTACAGGAGGGTAATCCTTGACAATGAATTTTTGAGAGGCACAAAGAAGATTGAGGTAATCTTTTCTCCTACTCCGATAATTGGAGATTTAGACCACGACAGGATATATCCGGAGATATTCAAAACAGACAATGCGAATAACAAGGTGCAGATGGATATGAACATTCGCATCCTGTACTATGGAGGATTGAAATCAACCAATAACAGTTGGTTACATACAAGCACAATAGTTGCTGATGTTACTCGTACAGATTATCCGTATGCCGGACATTTAGATGACCCATATAATCCAACAGTTGACCTAAATTTTGGACTGACAAAGGAGGTATTTTATAGCGGTAACTTTGCAACGGTTTACGGAACAATAGCAGGATTGGTAAACAAGTATTATTACAATTACATTGAGGAGATAAGCAACGAGAATAGCAAGATAGTTACTGCTTATTTTAATCTCAATGCGCAGGACATCAATGAGCTGACATTTAAGAAACAATACTTTTTTAACAACTCGTATTACCGATTGCAGCAGGTTATGGACTACTCTCCTCTACAACGTAAATTAACCAAGTGCGTATTTATCAAATTAGCGGAGATTGTTCCATTTGTAGATGCTCCTTTTATTATCAATGGCGGTAGCGGTTCAGTAACAGGAGGAGTTAATAATGAGCCATTGCCATCATTTGACCAACCATTTAAAGACAACAATACAAGATGAGCAGGAGAATAAAAGTATTGGGGCAGGATAACTTTGTTGATTCATCGGCAGACCGGGTATTGGTAATAGGCAACAACAATCAAGTATTTGGAAAGGTTGAAAATGTTGTAATCGTTGGCGATAATCAAACAGTTGAGGAGAGCAATGTTGTAGTAATAGATGGCGATGTAAAGAGGTTCAATTATAGCGGTGCAGGGAATCGGTTGATTTATACAGATGCAGCCAACAACAACACAGATGCAAACACTACTTACTACCTTGCCGATACATCAACCAATAACATCACATTTATTCTCTCTGCAAACCAAGCGGATTATTATCCGGGAATGGAGTTTAACTTTAAAAAGTTAGCCTCTGCCAATAGGGTATTTATTAACGCAGGAGCAAGTACAATTGACGGCAGCGCAGTTGTTCAAATTAATTCAAGATATACCAACGTAACCATCGTATATGATGGCTTTAATTATCATATAGTATGACCTACATAGTTGACCCAAGAGTTTTATTATCCGATGCAGTAGCGCAGTCGGAGGAGGCAATGGCAGTCAGAGCATTAAATGACTTTGTGCTTGATGTGAACAGAGGCAAGGTAACAGATTTTAGTTATGACCACGTAGTTGGAAGATGCGCTGACATTGGCAATCAATTCGAGCAAGTAAGACCAAATTGCGGTACATCTTATACTTGGATGACTGTTGCCTCAATCCTTGACATTACAAGCTCATCCAATCAAGACAGAGCAGCAGGAACAGGAGCGCATAAAATTAGGGTTGTAGGATTGGATGCTAATTGGGATAAAATAGTTGAGGATGTTACCTTAAATGGATTAAGTACGGTACAGACAACCAACTCATTCATTAGAATACTTAGAGCATTTGTAATCGAATCGGGAGCTTATCAAGGAATAGGAGCAGGTACAAATGTTGGAGACATCACATTTGATTCGCAGACAGAGGGAGAACAGGCATTTATGGATGCAGGTAAAGGAAAGACAACATCAAGCCAATGGGCAATACCGAGAGGTTTCGAGGGTTATCTTACAAGGGTTGCGGTACAAGCTCCGGGCACAAGACCTGTTGATTTTAATCTGTTCGTCAGAAACAATGCAAATGATGTTGCCTCTCCCTATGGAGGAGCAAGGGTAGTAACGTCTTATGATGAGATTGGCGATAGATATGAGGAGGTGCTTTTAAGTTACCGAAAGTTTGCGCAGTATAGCGATATATGGGCTGAAGCGAAAACGGGGCAAGGCACAAGTATAGTGAACACAACATTTGATATAATCACAGTTCCAATAGTTTAAAGCATGGCAGTAAAGGAAAATATAGTAATTGACGTAACGGTTGACACAGGCGATGCAACCAACACAATTGATGGAATAGAGAACAGGATTGAGGAGTTAATTGCCCAACGTAATGAGCTGCAAATTGGTACAAAGGAATTTGAGAAAGTATCCAGAGAGATACAAGGATTGCAGACCGATATTAAAAACGTTGAACTACAATTTGAGAGCTTAGACTTTGAGCAGAAGTTGACTGCCGGAATGGATGCGGTTACAGGATTGGCAGGGGGATTCGTGGCGGCAGAGGGTGCGATGCTTTTATTCGGAACTGAATCGGAGGCATTAGAGGAAACGTTGCGGAGGGTTGGCGGTGCATTGGCATTGACAAGCGGATTGCGAGATTTAGCCAATGGAGTTATTGCAATGCGTAAATTCGGACTTGCAACCAAGTTAGCAACTGCGAGACAGATTGCTTTGAACGTAGCAATGAATGCTAATCCTATTGGGTTGATTGTGTTGGCTCTTGCTGCATTAACGGCAGGAGTATTGGCATACGCAGCAGCAACAAGGGAAGTATCAAAAGAGGAGAGACTTGCAGCCATACAAAAAGAGCAATTAGAAAAGGCATCTAAAAAAGCAGCCGAAAGCATTGTTGATGAACAAGTTAAATTAAACTCCCTTTTGAAAGTTGCAAGGGATAGGAATGCATCTGATAAAGCAAGAGCAGAGGCGGTCAAGCAATTGAATGATTTATCTCCCGAATACTTAGGTGGATTAACAACGGAAAACGTATTAACAGAGCAGGGAACAAAATTAGTCAACCAATACAATGAGGCATTAAAAAGAAAGGCAATGGCTCAAGCATTGGAGGAGGAGCTTGTTGATTTGTATAAACAAAGAATCGCAGCGCAGAAAGATGCAACTGCAGGTTATATGGAAGAGGCAGGTCTTTTCACAGGTGCTGCTATAAGTTTTAAAGCGGTTTTTGGAGATGTAAGTGAGGCAGTTACAGAGGTGCAAGAAGTTGCAGCCAAAGGACAGAAGAAAATTGTTCAAGGAATCGACGAACAGATAGAAGTTGTTACACAGTTATTAGGGCAACAACAGGAACAGACTTTGGAATTAGATGCCAATTCGAGAGCATACGACAAACAAGCGGAGGCAATCAAAAAAGCAAAGGATGAAAAGAAAGCTCTTTTAAAGGAGATGGAGAAAGAGGCAGAATCATTAAAGAAGATTGAGAATGCTAAAACTGCCTCCATTAATCAGATGCTTGGTATAAGCAATGAGGCATACCAAAAAGAGATTA